ACGCCTGGCGTCGTGCTAATCCGTGGTCTGTGCCATTTTGGGAATCTTTAGAGACAGCATACACGCGAGCTTTGCGGAATAAAGGTAAGATATTCTCCGCAGGCCGTATATCTTATCTGTTCGACGGCCAACATCTCTGGTATTCTCTCCCGTCCGGGCGCGTTCTTTGTTACCCTTTTGCCCGTTTTGAAGACGACAATATCACTTATGCGAAGGCGAGTTGGAAACCTGCGGCTGACGCCAAGGAGTGGCCGCGCGCCCGTCTCTGGCGGGGTCTAGCGTGTGAGAATGTTACACAGGCTACAGCTCACGATCTTTTGCGTGCGTCTCTTCGCCGTCTTGATGATGAGGGTTTTAATGTTGTCCTGCATGTTCACGACGAGATCGTTCTTGAGACGGATCAGCCGGAGGAGGCAAAGCAGCGGTTAGAAGAAATAATGATAACGCCGCCCGAATGGGCGCATGGATTGCCATTGCAAGTAGAAGCGGGGGTTATGGGGAGATATGGAAAATAATTTATTACCTTATTTGTGCAGTCTCGCGCCTGAAGGCGAGACGCTGCTGGTCGTAAAACAAAAGCCAACGGGTGGCAATCACCTCGACGGATCGCCTAAGTATACATGGCCTGCCTACATGCCGACGCATAAGCGCAAAGACGGTGAGGCGTGGTATGTGAACACAGGCTCTTTTATCATCGACCGTTTCAAAGATGGTCGTCCATCTGCGGCGTCATCAAACTGTGAGTTTGTAGCGTTTATGATGCTGGACGACATCGGCACGAAGTCCAAAGAGTCGCCGTTAGAGCCGACATGGATTATTGAGACTAGCCCCGGATCGTTCCAGTGGGGCTATGCGTTCAGTGAACAACCAACCAAAGGAGAATATTGTGCTGCTATTACGGCCATTGCTAAAAGCGGTTATACTGATCCTGGTGCTACCAATGCTGTTCGTAATTGCCGCTTGCCAGGTAGCGTTAACCTCAAGCCGGGACGCGATAATTTCCAAGCGCGCCTCGTTAAATTCCAAAAAGGATTAGAATATACCCTGCCTGAGATCTGTCAGGCGCTAGGAGTAACGCCCGATGAAGCGGATACCGCCAAGGCTATCTCGATCAAGCTGCGAGACACAGGCGAAGACAGCGTGTTGCAGTGGCTCAACGACCAGAACCTCGTCCTATCGTCGATCAATACAGAAGGCTGGCTCGGCGTTGTCTGCCCGAACCATGCAGAGCATACGGATGGTCAAGTTGAGGCACGCTATAATCCCCTTAATCGCGCATTTTGCTGTTACCATGGTCATTGCGATCATCTGACCAGCGCCGCGTTTCTTGATTGGGTCTGCGATAATGGTGGCCCGCAAGTAATGCCGGGGTTACGTGACGACGTGCTGGCAAAAGAAATGGCGCGTTTACGTGACTTATTGCCTCACAATGACATGTTTAAAGACGACGCCAACAAGCGGATCGTCGAGGTTGAGCGCAAGCAAGCTGGTCGTGTCGAGCGCACCGGCTGGTTCGAGCGCTTCGCCTATATCCTGACTGATGACGCCTACTTCGACCTTGAGACGCGCACAGAGCTGACGCGCGCTGCGTTTAATGCTGTGTTCAGGCATATTGAGTGTCAGTCTACGCATGGTAAAGGCCGCCGTATTGAGGCTGCGACATGGTTTGATGAGCATCGTCAGGAGGTCGGCGGTTTGCTCCTTAAGGGTCTGACCTACGCCGCTGGCGAAGAGCCTTTAGTCTATAACAAGGACGGCGACGTCTACGGCAACCGTTGGATGAACGCGCGCCCGGTGCCTGGCAACGGTGACGTCAGCAAATGGCTAGCGCATTGCGAGCGGCTTGTGCCTGACCCTGACGAGCGTGAGCATATCTTTGACGCGATGGCCTTTAAGGTTCAGAATCCTAATATCAAGATCAATCACGCGATCCTGCATGGCGGCGACGAGGGCTGCGGTAAAGACACCATGTGGGCGCCCTTCATATGGTCTATCTGCGGACCTAACTATAAGAACCGTGGCCTCATCGACTGCGATAACCTCACCAGCCAGTGGGGTTACGCTATGGAGAGCGAGGTTCTTATCCTTAACGAGCTTCGAGAGCCGGAGGCACGCGAGCGCCGCGCGCTGGCTAACAAGCTCAAGCCTATTATTGCCGCGCCGCCTGAGACGCTCCCTATCAATCGCAAGGGCTTGCATCCATACGACATGGTCAACCGTCTTTTCGTCCTGGCGTTCACGAACGACCCCGTGCCGATCTCGCTGCCATCTCAAGACCGTCGATGGTTTTGCGTCTGGTCGCGCTCGCCGCGTATGCAGCCTAATGAAGCTAGGGCGATATGGGACTGGTATAAGGCGGGTGGCTTTGAGGCTATCGCTGGCTGGATGATGCGTCGTGACGTGTCCAAGTTTAACCCCGCCGCCACGCCGATGGAGACTGAGTTCAAGCGCACGATGATAAGCTCCGGCATGTCCACGGCTGAGTCTTATATCCTCGACGAGATTGAAGCCATGCGTTATCCTTTCAACCAAGGCGTTATCGCTGGCCCCTGGTTCAAGGTGTGTCAGAAGCTCGCCGGGCTAGCGCCAACCGGCGTCAAGATCCCTCAAGCGGCGCTCCTACACGCGCTCAAGGAGGCAGGCTGGCGCGACCTCGGCCTTGTTCATGCGCCGGAGTATAAGAACAAGCGGCATCTTTTCGTATCACCAAAATTGAAGCATTATAACAAGTCAGATCTTCGCCGCATGGTTGAAGACACGCCGCAGGAGGGGAATGTTGTTGCGCTCCGTCCTAATTAGTGTTCTCATCTATGGGCTGGCTGCGTGTCAGGCCGCGAAGACGATCTATGACACATGCGCGGAGGGGCTATGTCGATAGTCCGAGATCTTTTTATTTGCTTCGCAGCGCTTTTATTATCAGCGCTTTGTCCGTGTCCTCGACCATCTCTATCGCCAATTCGAGCGCATAGCGTAGGCGTCGGATCTCGTCGGATGTCGCGCTAAGATCAAAATCACAGCGTTGCCGTGCCTCTTCATATCCTTTAAGATAGGCTTGCGTCACTTCTTGCTGAAGCTGTTTTAGCTGGCGCTTATACTCGGATTCTAGCATGGCATCGCTCACCATTAAAAAAGACGAAGAAGACCCCATTGCGGCGCTTTTGAACGACCAGGCAACTCAGCAGTTCCGGGCGCAACAGCAGCAGTTCCAACAGTCATTGCCCCATTATGCGCCCCAGGTCGCCGATTATGCGCCACAGCCTTATGGCTACCAACAGAGCCTTAACTCTATGCGTGATTGGCTAACGCCTTATCTCATGCAGATGGGCTTGTATCAGATGCGCCCGGTTAATTCTATGCTCAATATGGGCGATAGCATCCTGCCAGCGGATCAATTTGCGCCGTATAGCTTTCCAATAAAAAAGGCTCCGCGCTAGGGGTGAACGCGGAGCCAAAGCCAGCAAATAAGGGAGGTTTGCCTCACCTTATTTAGCAGGTGCCGTCGCCCATGTAAAGCAGGTCAAGACGTCGCGTTATCTCTTGCTCGGTCATTATGGGGTGTTCGGTTGCCGTGGGGTCCACCTTGCGCCAGAACAGCCACAAAGGCACGTTAACCTGGTAGCAGGGCAGATCCCTAGGCACGTCGGGGATTGTGGCCTGTATGGCCTCATATTGCTCGTTAAAGTAGTTTGTCATTTGTCGCTCATTTGTATCTTAAAGGCTACACATTTGCGAAATATGTAGCACAGATAAGTCATTTAACACCCAATAGAATCTCTATTATCGCTATTATTATAACCGACATTACGCCCTGGTTTTCTATATTCTTTCCCATCTAATCTCGCCTGGTAACAGCGCTCCCCATGTATGACTGTAGTATGATCGCGCTTTAACACGCGCCCGATTTGCGGATAGCTGGCGCTCGTTTCCCGTCGCGCCCGCCAATAGATTCTATAGCGTGTCCATAGGATGTCTTGCCGCCGGCTATAGCTTAAGACCTGCTCCGGCGAGAGGTTACTGTCCAGCGCTTCTTCCAATAAGATTTGTTTTACTTTCTTCATTAGGCTTTCCCCTTAGTTTTTTTAGTTTTGACATTGTTTTAAACGTGCGCGATAGCCCGCTACTGGCCGTCGCCTTATCGCCGGTCAATGATTCGGTTTCTTTTATTGCGGCGTCGATGGCTGCATACCATCCAGCCTCAAAAAATAAATATCTTTGATCGTCGGTCATTTGCGCGCCTCAATCTCTTTTTTGATTAGGCTATGCCGGAATGTATCCGACTCATAGTTGAGCATTATCTCTAACGCGCGCGTCGAAAGTAGATAGAGCATCTGTTGGAAGTCATAATATTCGGCCATGCGTGACATGTTACACCCCTATTAATAGCAAGATTAAAGTTCCAAAGAACGCCGCGCCCATGACAAGAGGCGTGATCGTTAAGAATAGCTCGGTTAGCGTTTCCATTACGACCCTATAAGATAGAGTAAAATCAGCGCAATGGCCGGAATTAATAGGCTGGCGCATGTTGCCAGCCCTATGACGTATAGTGCTTGTTTCATTCGCTAGCATCCTCTTCACATGCCTCGATCAACGCGTCGCTGTTTAAGAGCGCGTCTTCAACGCGTCTGTATAACCAATGCGCTTGATCTAAATTGAGGTTGCTACCGTCAGCCTCACTCGAATGAATGACAATCGCCGTCACGTCTATGTCGTCGATATATGGCTCGAATATTCCGACGTCCGGTTCAGCGGGTCGTATCTTATATGATACGTCCGCTTCGCCCGCCGCATAGACGGCATAGCGTGGTAGTATTGATAGCTCGTCAAAGTAGTAAGTGAAGGTATTCATGCTGCTAAATCCTTTACAATTGCCCCGCGTGGAAACGTGATGCCGTCGTAGTATGGGAACTCGACCGCGCCATGTTCGGCGCAAGCGCTCTCATATCCTTCGGGGGATCTGCCATGACGACAGACAAACCATTCACCTTTGCGCTGGAACACGCCAAAGCCTAATCCGAATTGACTACCCGCCTGACACATCTTGCGTTTAGTTGTTACAGTCCGCCAGCCGCCGCTGTTGAGCGTGACAGTATCAGCATCCCATTTGACAATCTCAGTTTGAATGTAAGTTACACCGCCGCTTGTAGCATCGCTATGCCATGTTGTTCGATAGTTCGATAGTTTGCTCATATGTGGCATAATCTTTCCCCTTATCTGAATAGAATGAATGGTGACGCTACTGTCATCAGCGCCAGCATGATGAGGCCGAAGCCGATGGCTACAGATTCAAAAAACTCGGTTAGTGGCATTGTTTTTCCCCCTCGTTTGTGTGTAAGAGAATATCTAGCGCAATTATTCACAGATGTAAAGTATTTTCTTGCATAAATTTTCACTTTTGTTTTTATGGGTGATTTTCCTGGGTTGTTTGGGTTGTGGCATGGTCGTCTGATGGGCTATAAGCCAAGCCCATATAATGCCCAAAATTCATAGCTTTGGGTTGTTTGTGTTATTATTATATTTATAAATATAAAAAATATATAATAATTGATATAAGTCAAATGAGCCGTGAATGTGCGACGCACGTAGAAAAGTCATTCAGCGACTTAAAACCTATCACCCAAACAACCCATAACACCCAACAATCACCCAACTCTTGTTGACATTTGACTTAACATTTTACTTTAAGTTTACATTCTAAGTTAAGTTGACATTTGTTTACATTAAGCTGGTAGTTGACATTGGTTGACATTTGGGAGAGAGGGGGGCTGGGCCTTGACCATCCCTTAAAGGTTTACGAAGGGACTGCACGAAATTTTTTTTATTTGCTAAAAAGCACCCCGTCATATATTTTGTTGCAATGACATTCCAATCGCTACCTTATGAGCCGCGCAAGATCGAAGCGACGGAGCAACGGCTCGGTCAGATCTATGAAGCGGCGCGGCGGGGGTTAAAAGGCGACGCACTAGCGTTGGCCTGTGATATGATGCCAGTCGAATATCGTCGGCTAATACAACTCGATCCGGTCGCGGAGTATTACGAAACCAAAGGCCGCGCTGACGGCGAGATGGAGATGGCGAGCGTTTTAAGAGACGCGGCGCTGGCAGGCGATGCTAAGGCGGCGCTTGATATTCTAAAGCATGTGCATGGCTGGGTAGCCAAGCAGGCGGTCAGCGTCGAGGTCAACCAAACGATCTCTATTACGGCGGCGTTACAAGAGGCGCAGCAACGGGTCATTGAAGGGCAGATAATAGATGCAAGTGCCAATATACTCCCCGGAGGAGGAACAGCGTCTTATGGCGACCTTATGGTCGCCGCAGATCAAGAACGATCCGCTGTCGTTCGTGAGGCTGGCGTTCCCGTGGGGGAAGCCAGGGACGCCTCTTGAGCATTTTGAGGGGCCGCGTCGATGGCAGCTAGAGGTCTTGGTTGAGCTGCGCGAACACATCAAAGCAAACGGCGGTCGGATAGACTTTGAGACTTTTAGGATGGCGACGTCTTCAGGGCGTGGCATCGGTAAATCTGCCTTAGTCTCATGGTTAGTGATCTGGATGCTGACCACACGGATCGGCTCGACGACCATCGTGTCGGCTAACTCTGAGGCGCAGCTCCGCAGCGTCACCTGGGCCGAGATTACGAAGTGGCTGAGTATGTCACTTCACAGTCATTGGTTCGAGGTATCAGCAACGCGCGTGCTACCAGCTAAATGGATCTCGGAACTGGTCGAGCGCGACCTGAAGATGGGCACAAGATACTGGGGCGTTGAGGGGCGGCTGTGGTCGGCTGAGAATCCAGACAGCTACGCGGGGGTGCATAACTTCGCGGGCGTGATGCTGGTGTTTGATGAGGCGAGCGGTATTGATGATACGATATGGGCAGTGGCAGCGGGCTTTTTTACGGAAAATACCCCTAATAGGTTTTGGTTGTGCTTTAGCAACCCCCGTCGTAACTCTGGTTACTTTTATGAGTGTTTTAACTCCAAACGAGACTTTTGGAGAAATAAAATTGTCGATGCCAGATCTGTCGAAGGGACAGATAAGGCCGTCTACCAACAGATCATTGACGAGTATGGACCAGACTCAACCCAAGCGCACGTCGAGGTCTATGGACAATTCCCTAACGCCTCGGACGATCAGTTTATCCCCAATTCACTGGTCGATGACGCAATGGAGAGAGCGCGATGGCTCGACCAGACTGCGCCCATTGTCATCGGAGTAGACCCGGCTCGCTTTGGGGCTGACGCGACTGTCATCGCCGTAAGGCAAGGCCGCGATATGGTAGCTATCAAACGGTATCGTGGCGACGACACGATGGAGGTCGTGGGGCGCGTAATCGACGTGATAGAGGAATATAAGCCTGCGCTGGTCGTGATCGACGAAGGCGGACTCGGCGCGGGGATCGTGGACCGGCTGAAGGAGCAACGCTACAAGGTGCGAGGCGTGAACTTCGGCAATAAGAGCAACAAGCCCATCATGTATGGTAATAAGCGTGCAGAGATGTGGGGGACAATGAAGGAATGGCTGAAGAGCGCGAGCATACCAAAGGACAGGTATTTGAAGTCGGACCTGACTGGACCGATGATGAAGCCGGACTCGAAAGGGACGATCTTCTTGGAGTCGAAGAAGGACATGAAGTCGAGAGGGCTAGCCTCCCCAGACGCGGCGGATGCGATAGCGGTGACGTTCGCCTTTCCTGTCGCTAGACGCGAGCAACGGGTGGACAACACACGTCGCGTCAGCTATGGTCAAGGCTCCGCATCATCGGGATGGATGGCCTCTTGATGGCTAAAAAATCTATATCTTTGGCTGTAGGCCGTGGCGAGAAGCTATCGACAAAAGCGGGCGCTGGTCTGACCGCTAAAGGTCGGGCTAAGTATAATGCTGCAACTGGCAGCAAGCTGAAGGCACCAGCACCACACCCTAAAACCAAAGCAGATGAAGGACGCAAGAAGTCGTTCTGTGCGCGTATGGGCGGCGTTGTCGCTAAGTCGAAAAACGCTGACCGCGCTAAAGCTAGTATGAAAAGGTGGAACTGTGGCAAACACTAAGCCTATTGGCGTCGCCTATGAGGATCAAAACATCATCGGCGCGACGACCGTGCAGGCCGCTAATATCTTGACGACTGGTCAGATTGGCTACGCAGCAGGCGCTTATGGCACTGTAACGCAGCAAAACAATAAAACGACCGGCGTGACAGTCAATTCCTCGTCAGGACAGATCACAACGGCTAACTCGCAGCTTGCACCAAGCGCCCAAGCGGTGTTCACAGTAACAAACTCAAGCGTGTCGTCAAAAGATGTGGTAACGTGCAGCGTATCATCGGGCGGCACGTTGGGAGCTTACAATGTATTTGTAGGCGCTATATCTGATGGGTCGTTTACGATAATTATTAAGAACAGCACCAACAACGCATATAGCGAGTCTTTGGTGTTGAATTTCGCACTTCTTCACACGGTGACGTGATGATCGGCAACGGCAAAAAAGTCAACGCGACTAAAGGCGGTATGCCTAACGCGACGATGGGCGCAGATGCCGAACGTATCCACGGCGGTAAGGGTAAGGGCGCGAAACCACCGAGACACGCCCGCAACGCAAAGGCGCTCATAGACAACATGGGTGGGTATGTATGCGCGACGAGTCATAACTATGGCTCACATCACGGACATAAAGGATCGCACCTTAAGGGTGCTGCATTACCAATAGATGGAGGCGTCAGTGCCGCTCAAGAAATCGACCAGCAAGACGAGTTTTAGAAAAAACGTAAAGGCTGAGATTGAGGCTGGTAAGCCAGTCAAGCAAGCCGTTGCAATCGCGTATTCAGTTAAGCGCAAAGCCGCTTCCAAAAAAGGAAAAATGAAATGAGCTACGCTAAGAAAGCAGCGATGAAAATCGAAAAGCGTGAGCCTCGCGAGCCACACGCTGGCGCGGG